TCCTAGCAGCACGCAGTGGGACAACAAGACTGATGATGCAAAAAATCGAGCGCTGATCTCTGCAACGCGCTGGATTGATACGTTGAATTTTTACGGTGATCGTTGCGATCAGAGTCAAGCATTGAGCTGGCCTCGCAACAATTATCACGTGGATCGTGTTGAGCTTGCTTGCTCAAAGATTCCAGATGACATTAAATACGCTACCTATGAGTTAGCCAACGCACTGGCTAATGACACGGACGCGATTACAGGGACTACCGGCGATACGGGACTTTACGAGTCCGTCAAGCTCGGAGAGATGGAAGTCAAGTACAACACTTCTA